GGTAGGCGCATCTGGCGTCCTCAAAGCCAAACCGTCTCCGACAAACCTTACTGACGCGCAAACCATCCTTGGCGTTGCTGCGGAGGATATTGCGCTCAACGCATTTGGCTTGATCCAAACGCATGGTTACTTGTCTGGCCTCAACACCACGGGATCATCGGTCGGTGAGACTTGGGCTGATGGCGACCAGTTGTATTACAACCCGGCTTACGCGGGCGGTTTGACCAAGACCAAACCCACGGCTCCATACATTAAGTTGCCGATGGGCGAAGTGGTCAACGCAGGATCGGGCAGTAGCGGTTCGTTGATTATTTTGCTTGGCACATCGTCGCAATTGGGCGGCACGGACTCCAACGTGCAGTTTGGCACGCTCAACAACAACGACCTCATCACCTACGACAGCACGGCGCAATATTGGAAAAACGTTGCGCCGTCTACGGTCACGGTCGGCAACGTGTCGGGCGTGGTGGCTATCGCCAACGGCGGTACCGGCGCAACTACGGCATCTGCGGCTCGCACGGCCCTTGATGTGCCGTCTACCTCTGGTAGCGGGGCCACGGGAACGTGGTCAATCAGCATCAATGGCAATGCGGCCACGGTTACGAACGGCGTATATACAACTGGATCGTATGCCGACCCGACATGGATTACTTCACTAGCCGGTTCCAAAATCAGCGGCAACATTTCGGGTAACGCCGCAAATGTCACCGGCACCGTTGCTATCGCTAATGGCGGCACGGGCGCAACCGATGCGGCTACGGCTCGCGCAAACCTTGGGGCTGGCACCGGAAATGGCACGGTTACCTCGGTTGGCGGTACTGGCACGGTCAACGGCATTACTCTTACCGGCACGGTCACATCGTCGGGCAGTCTGACGCTCGGTGGCACGCTTTCGGGCGTTAGCCTTACCACGCAAGTTAGCGGCACGCTCCCAGTCGCCAATGGTGGCACAGGGCTTACGGCGGGTACTAGCGGCGGGGTGTTGTATTACTCGGCTTCCGGCACGCTGGCTTCGTCTGCTGCGCTGGCTTCTAACGCCCTTGTTGTCGGCGGTGGCGCGGGCGTTGCCCCGTCCACAATTACGACCGGCACGGGCGTTGTTACGGCCCTTGGCGTAAACACCGGCAGTAGCGGCGCGTTTGTCGTTAACGGCGGTGCGCTCGGCACGCCGTCAAGCGGCACGTTGTCGTCTTGTACGGTAGATGGCACAAACAACGTTGGTTATCGCAACGTACCGCAATCGGGTAGCGATAAGGTTACTTCCTACACTCTGGCAACGACCGACGTAGGCAAGTTTATTGGCGTTGGCACTAGCGGCAGTATCACCGTGCCAAATAGCACGTTTGCGGCTGGCGATATCATCACAATTTTCAACAATACCTCGGGCAACGTAACGCTTACGATGAGCATTACGACGGCCTACATTGCTGGAACCAACACGGACAAGGACACGTTGACGCTGGCGACTCGCGGCGTGGCAACAATCCTGTTTATTAGCGGCACGGTTTGCGTGGTCACGGGTAACGTCACCTAATGTTCGGATTAGTCCCGTTTTGCGTATTGCCCTTTGCGACTGCGGAGGTTTCCACACCGCCCGCCCCGGTCGTATTGATAGACACGCATGACGGCGACAAGCGCAAACACAAGCGGTTTGACGAAGAAGCCAAGAAGCGCGCCGAACGCCGCAAGGAAATCATCGCGGCCTACGAGGAACTGGTTGAAGGCAAACCCCGCGTAGCGCAGGAAATCGTTGCGCCGTTCGTTGAAACGGACATTGAGGTTGCCGAAGTTGCCGCCATCCCAGTCGCGCAGATCAACTTTGACGCGTTGCTTGACGATGTGGTGCGAATGGAGCGGTTGTACCGCGAATTGCAGGAACTAGACGACGAGGAAGCGTTGCTGTTACTGGTATGAAACGACGATACATTCAAGACGAAAACGGCGATTTTGTAGAGGTTGCCAAGGATAAAAAAGGAACATGGCATTACGTCATGCCCGACATCCAGCCGTATAAATCCATGATTGACGGTCGGATGATTACTAGCCGTTCGGAGCATCGGGCGCACCTTAAAGCGCACGGGTGCATGGAAATTGGCAATGAAGATCCGCTAAAACACGCTCCGAAGGCCGTAGAGCAAAAAAGCAAGCGAGTGGAAGTGCTACGTCACCAACTCGCCAGCATGACTCATAAGGACGCTAATCGCCTCCTATCGCGCTTACGCGATGAAATCCGATTTACCCATGATCCCCACAGGAGATAAGTAATGGATACCGCCCAACAACCCGTTGAAACCGCCGCAGAGGAGCCAGTAGACCGTAAAAGTCTGCTGGCCGAGCAGTTTGAGGCGGCAGAAACGGAAGCCCCCACAGGGCGTGATGAGGCAGGACGGTTTGCAAAGACCACTAGAGCCGAAGAACCGCCGCCGGAGCCAGTAGAGGAGCCGGTTTGGAAGCGTCCCCCGGCATCGTGGAAGAAGGAATACCACGAAGCATGGCAAAAGGCCGATCCGCGCATCCAAGAGTATGCGTGGCAACGCGAAGAACAGATGCGAAAAGGCATTGAGCCGCTGCTTTCCAAAAAGCAGTTTGCCGATGCGATGGAGGAGGCCATTGAGCCGTACCGCCAGACCATTACCGGCCTCGGTTTGAAACCCGAACAGGCGGTTGCCGCGCTTATGAAGGCCGATTACACCTTGCGAAACAGCGATCCGCAGGCCCGCGCACAGTATTTCGCGCAGTTGGCGCAAGAATACGGCGTAGACCTGTCGGGAATGGGCGCAAGCCAAGCCTATGCCCCGCAAAACGCTGCCGATCCGCTGTTGTTTGCCCTTAAAAACGAACTAGCCAGCGTCAAGGGCGAAGTGCTGACTTGGAAACAGCAGCAGGAGGCCATGGAACAGGCAAAAATGGCTAACGAAATTGACTCGTTCTCACAAAAGGCCGAGTACTTTGAAGAAGCGCGTCCAACAATGATCCAACTGCTCCAATCGGGCATGGCAGAAACATTGGAGGACGCTTATGATAAAGCGTTACGTTTAGATTCCGAATTGTCTGCAAAAATACAGGAAAGCCGACAAGCCGAACTGGATAGAAAGCAGGCAGCGGAGAAAAACCGAGCGGCGAAAGCGGCTCGGGCTGCTGCGGTCAGCGTCAGAAGTGCCACACCCGGCGCGAACACGGCTCCCAAAGCGCAAAGTCGCCGTGCATTGCTTGAAGAATCGTTCAACGAGCAAGAATCACGGTTTTAATCAACTGATAAAGGAGTATTCACATGGCATTTGCCAACTCTAGTATCAGCGACATCATTGCGACTAACATTCAAAGCCGCACGGGTGAACTCGCTGATAACGTGACGAACAACAACGCGTTGCTTCGTCGCCTCAAAGACCGTGGAAACGTCAAGACGTTTTCCGGCGGTAACGTGATTTTGCAAGAAATCATGTACAACGACACGACCACCAACAACACCAACTCGTACTCTGGTTACGAAGTGTTGAACGTCGGTCAGAACTCGCCGATTTCGGCTGCGCAGTTCAGCATTTCGCAGTACGCCTCGGCGGTGTCCATCTCGGGTCTGGAAATGATCCAGAACTCGGGCAAGGAAGCGATCATTGACCTCCTTGACGGACGCATGGAAGTGGCCGAAGCGCAGTTGGCGAACCGCATCAGCGGTGACCTTTACGGCGACGGCACGGGCAACTCGGGCAAGAACCTCACCGGCCTCGCGGCGGCGGTTCCCGACAGCCCGTCCACCGGCACTTACGGCGGCATCAACCGCGCAACGTGGTCGTTCTGGCGTTCGGTGTCCTACTCGGGCGTGACGAACGGCGGCGCGGCTGTCTCGGCCTCCAACATCCAGCAGTACATGGATGCGGTTGCCGTGCAATTGATCCGTGGCACGGACAAGCCGGACTTGATCGTTGCTGACAACAACTACTACCGTTTGTACCTCCAATCCTTGCAGGCTATCCAGCGTATTACGGATAGCGGCTCGGGTATGGCGGGCGCGGGCTTTGCTTCCCTCAAGTATTACGGCGCGGGCATGGCCTCCGACGTTGTGCTGGACGGTGGTATTGGCTCGTCCACCTACAACTCGGGTAGCGGTAACGCCAACCATATGTGGTTCTTGAACACCAAGTACCTCATGTTCCGTCCTCACAAAGATCGTAACTTCGTGCCGATTGGTGGCGAGCGTCAAGCCGTCAACCAAGATGCCATTGTTAAGTTGATCGGTTGGGCGGGTAACCTCACCGCATCTGGCCCGCAGTTCTGCGGCGTTCTGATTGCTTAAGGGAGTACCTAATCATGCCTATTTCTGTAAGTGGTATCGCTGGCCCGTGTCTGACTACTACGGACAACCCGCCGCAGTTTGCGACGGGAACCGTGGTCAACTTGGACAATGGCGGCCAAGCGTTTTATGTGCAGGCCGTTGGTAACATCGCGCAGTATGACGCTGTTTCGGTTCGTGCAGACGACACCGGACAGGCGTTGACCACCACCCTTGCCGCTTCAAGCAAGCGCATCGGTTGGGCGCAAGTTGCCATTACCTCGGGTGACTACGGTTGGGTCGCAACCGGCTCCGGCATTACGGCAAATCTTGCCGCTTCGTGCCAGCCGAACGTCCCGCTGTACACCACCGCCACCGCTGGCGTTTTGGATGACGCTGTGGTGTCGGGCGGCCTTGTGGTTGGCACGGTTGCCACAACTTCGGTTGTGACCGCTGGCCCTGCGGCGATTGTGGCGGGTTACCCGCACATTGGCACGGGAACCTTTGGTTCGTAATGCAACCGCTGGAGATCACGGTGCAGATTGCCGGGGATATTGGGGAAATCCTCAATAATATCCGCGTCAACTCTGCCCGTGACCTTCAGACAATTAGTCCCGTTCCCTGTCGGCATGATGGAACCATTGTGCTGGTGGGGAGCGGGCCTTCTCTTGTTCATTACTTGGGCGAACTGCGCGAACACCAAGCGAAGGGTCGCCCGATTGTCGCCATTAAAGGCGCACACGATTACTTAATTGCGCAGGGCATCATTCCCAATATGTGGGTGTGCCTTGATCCCCGCGACAAACGCGATGGGATTCAGCGCAAGAATAAACAAACAACCTATTTGCTCGCGTCCCGGTGCAATCCGGTGATGTTTGAGCATTTGGCCGACTGCAAAGTGATGCTGTGGCACTCATGGTCACAGGAAGCCGAATTGCCCGCCCTTGATGGCAAATGGTGCATCGGCGGCGGCACGACCTCGGGTCTACGGGCCGTCAACATCGGCTATATCCTTGGGTTCCGTAAATTCATCCTGTACGGGTATGACTCATGCGTGGACGGCGACACTTTGCGCGTGGATGGTTCCAAAGGCGACCGTCTGTTAAACGTCTACGTTGGGAATTCGGGCCGCAAATTCTTGACCACGCCCGAAATGGCGCAGCAGGCCAAAGAGTTTCAACGGATTTACGAAGTGATGCCCGACGTAGAGATAACTTCTCGGGGTGACGGGTTAATTACCGCCATCCTTGCCGAGCGCGAAATAATGAGGGCGGCGTGAGTATCCCGTCCCGCGTACTGGGTTCTGGCATTAGCCAACTGTCCACGGTTTCTATTTGTGGCGATGGCAAAGATGCCATTGTCGCCGCCGGTACATCGGCAGGCGATGCGCTGCAATTGACGTATGTTTTTAACAATGTTGGCACTACAGCCAGCGGATCGGGCGTAAAATTACCGCCGACTGAAATGGGCAGCGTAATTTACGTCAACAACTCCGGCGCAAACACGCTGACGGTATATCCTTACAACACTAGTTCCACCATCAATGCGACAACCTCGGCATCGGTGGCAACGAACTACACCAGCATTTATTTCGCTGTATCCAACACAAAATGGTACAGCATGACCGGCGCAAGCACTTAATCCCCACAGGAGAAAGACAATGGCCCTTGACTCTGATATTTCCGCAGCCGATTCGCAGTTGCACGTTGAGTTTTACATTGCCAAAGATGTTGAAGGATGGGAAGGCAAGCCTTTTGTTCGCATCATGGCTCCCGGCGACAAAACCAACATCATTGAACAACCCGTGCGAGAGGATCACAAAGAGCGATTCCCGCGCCAATGGTTGTATTTCCAGATGAAGCAAGGCGAAGGCCAGCAAATGGTTGGCACATCGCTGGACGATTGGCAGCGCGATAGCAAGGGTGAAGTAAGCCGCGCACAGGTTGAAGAACTGCGTATTCTCAAGTTCCAGAGCGTTGAGCAAGTCGCCGCCGCTTCGGACTCGCAATTGCAACGCATTGGCATGGGTGGCCCCGGCCTCCGTGAGCGTGCCAAGTCATATTTGGCAAGCAAGTTCCGCAACGAAAGTGCGGAAGAATTGGAAAAGACCCGCAGCGAGTTGGAAACGCTCAAAGCGCAGATGGCAGAACTGATGGCCGCACAACCCAAGCGCGTTGGACGGCCTCCTAAAGTAGCCGAAGGAGGCTAGTCATGGGCAGCACGATGCTTCAACTCGTCCAGCAAGTTACAAACGAACTGGGCGTACCGACCCCCGCAGTAGTGGCCGGTAATAGCAACCAAGACGTTATTCAGATTTTGGCTCTGATGAACGCGACGGGTTACGAGTTGTTGCGCCGTGCTGATTGGCGCGAACTGACCAAGCAGTACACGTTTTATACCGATGCCACGACCACCACGGGAACGTGGGTAAACGGCGGGTATCAGATCACCGGCATCCCTAGCACCGCTGGATTGTCCACCAGTTACCAAGTGCAGGGCATCGGCATTGGCAACGCAACGTACATTACGAGCGTTGATAGCGCGACAGCGGTAACGGTTAACCAAGCCTTTACGCAAGGACAGGTTGGCGGCTCGCTGACGTTCCAAAAAGTCAAATACGACCTTCCTGCCGACTACAACAGCACCGTTCCGCGCACGCATTGGGACAAGAGCAAGCGTTGGGAAATGCTCGGCCCCGAGTCAGCGCAGCAATGGGAATGGCTGTTGTCGGGTTATATCAGCACCGGCCCCCGTATCCGTTGGCGATTGCTCGGCAAATACTTCCAGATTTGGCCGGGTGTCAACGCGGGCGAATACCTTGGGTTTGAATATCGTAGCAACGCATGGGCCGAAAGCGCGGCAGGCGTTCCGAAAACGTCATTCACGGCAGATAGCGACGTTTGCATCTATCCAGATCGCCTCATGGTGTTGAGTACCAAACTTAAATACTTTGAGGCCAAGGGTTTTGACACGACCGCCCTGTACCGCGATTACATTATGGAACTGGAAACCAGCATCGCGCAGGATACGTCGGCGGCTAACCTTTCGTTTGCGCCGCGCCCCGGCACGGTGCTTATCGGTTACGACAACATTCCCGATAGCGGGTACGGGCAGTCGTAATGGCTCGTCGCGCTCTCATTCAGCGAGCAGCCGCGAATGTTGCCTCGCTCCCCGCGCCCGTAGGCGGTTGGAACGCCCGCGACTCATTGGCAAACATGGCTCCGACCGATGCCGTTACGCTGGAAAACTTTTTCCCCGGCGTGGCAAGCGTCAACTTGCGCGGCGGTTACAGCAAACACGCCACGGGACTGCCGGGGCAAGTTGAAACGCTAATGACCTACAACGGCGCGGCAACGACCAAGATGTTTGCTGCCTCGGGAACCGGATTTTATGACGTAACCTCGGCTGGCGCAGTTGGCGCGGCGGTAGTGTCGGGCTTGACCAACGCCCGATGGGAATACATCAACATTACAACTCCCGGCGGCAACTTCTTGTATGCCGTCAACGGGGCAGACAAGCCGCGTTTGTACGACGGCAGCACTTGGACGGCGATTGATGGATCGTCTACCCCGGCGATTACGGGCGTAACGACCACCAACCTTTCCAACATTAACCTTTTCAAAAACCGCGTCTGGTTCATTGAGAAGAACACGCTCAAGGCATGGTACCTACCCACCTCCTCGGTCGGCGGTGCCGCAGAATCGCTTGACCTTTCGTCTATTGCAAAGTTTGGCGGCTACCTTGTTGCCATGGGGACATGGACGATTGACGCGGGCTACGGCGTGGATGACAACCTTGTGTTTGTCACCAATAAGGGCGAGTGCATCGTCTATCGCGGAACCGACCCGTCTAGTACGTCAACATGGGCGTTGATCGGCGTTTGGCTGCTTGGTGCGCCGGTTTCCAAGCGTTGCTTTATGAAATACGGCGGCGATCTGCTGTTGTTGACGCTTGATGGTTTGTTGCCGCTGGCGTCTGCGCTGCAATCCTCGCGCCTTGATCCCAACGTAGCGTTGTCGGACAAAATCCAAGGTGCATTTGCCGCAGCAACATCCGTATACCAAAACAACTTTGGTTGGGGGATGTTGTACAACGCCAAAAACAACGCCCTAATTGTTAACGTGCCGATTTCTGTTGGTAGCCAGCAACAGTTTGTAATGAACAACATCACAAAAGCGTGGTGCAAGTTTACCGGATGGGCGGCTAACTGCTTTGGCATCTTTAACGATGACCCGTATTTTGGCGGCAACCAATACGTTGCAAAGGCGTGGACGGTTGACACCACGGGCTACATTGATGACACCAACAACATCAACGGAACTGCCCTGCAAGCCTTTAACTATTTTGAAACCCGCGGGGTCAAGAAATACTTTACCCGCGCCCGTCCTAGCCTGTATTCCAACGGCTCCCCCGCCGTCAACATCGGCATCAACGTGGACTTTAGCCAAGCCGAAAGCACGGCTGCGTTGGCATATACGCCGTCCACCTATGGCGTGTGGGATACGGGCCTGTGGGACACGGCGGTTTGGGGGCAAGATGCCACGGTTACAAATAACTGGCAGGGCGTAACCGGGATCGGTTATTGCGGCGCGGTGCAGTTAAACAGCACTAGCCGATATCTGTCTTTGCAATGGGCCTCAACGGATGTGGTGTACCAACTCGGATGGGCTGGCATATAACGTCAAGCCCCGGCGTGGGGCATTGGGTCATGGGCAACATGGACGGGGCGTATAACCCCGACCGATCCAATGCCATTGGGCTGATGCGGGACGGCAAGACCGTGGCCGGAGTGGTTTACGAGAACTACAACGGGCGGTCGGTGGTGTGCCATATCTGCGTCAAAGGCAGGATGACTCCCGCATTTTTGGCTGCCATTTTTGATTATGCGTTTAACATTTGCGACGTTCATAAGGTTATTTGTCCCGTGTCTAGCGGGAACGTGCGCGCACAGCGAGTTGTGCGTAAAATGGGTTTCACCGAGGAAGCGCGTCTTAAAGATGCCGACACCGACGGCGATATCGTGTTGTTAACCATGACACGCTCGGCGTGTCGTTTCTTGGAGCCGCGTTATGGGCAAAAAATCACCAGCACCGCCGCCTGCGCCTGATTACACCGGCGCGGCAGTCGCGCAAGGACAGGCCAACCTAGACGCGGCGCGTCTAACGGCACGGCTTTCCAACCCCAACATTTCCACGCCCCTTGGCGGTCAGCGCGTCACGTTTGGCCGTAACGTGTTTGACCAGACCGGCTATGAAAAAGCCATGTCTGACTACCAGAAGCAGTTAGATGCGTATAACCAAGCAAAAGAAGGCGGGCTACAGCGCGGGCCGGGGGCCGGTCTTGCGGATTCTGGCGGCAACGACCTTGGCCTTGGCGATCTGTATGGCGGTGGTGGTCTGTACGGTGGTGGCTTGTATGGCGGCTTGCAGGGCGGCTATACGGGGACTGCGCCGGTCGCCCCGACCAAGGAACAGTTCACCAAAATGACGGACTTGGATACGCCGTTTGTTGAGCAGTATCTAACGCCCGAAGCCCAAAAGACCCTAGAAGCGCAGCAGCGCGTGGAATTGGCCCTTGCTGGCTTGGGCGAGCAGGGCATTGGCATCGCGCAAAACGCGCTCCGACAGCCTTTCCAGCCAAATCTGCCGGGTATCCAGTTAAATGTGGGCCAGCCCCGCGATGTGAACTACAACCCCGACCTGTTCCAGTACGGACGGGCGGGTGTAAACGTCACGCCGGGGCAGATCGCGCAAGCCCCCGACCTTATGAGCATGGGCCGCGCCGGAACCGTGGCGGGCGACAAGTTTGGTTTGGCGCAGGGCGGCGTAAACCTCCCGCAGTTGCAGATGGCGTTGGACACCTCGGGCTTGGGCGAAATTGCCTACGCGCCGGAAACCGAGCGTTTGCAGCGTCGGTTGGACACTCGCAACCTTGCCGCCATGCCGGTCAACGCCGGTATGTCGGCGCAGTCGGCCATCCTTTCGCGTTTGTCGCCGCAGTTGCAGCAGGAACGCTCGCAGTTGCAAACGCAGTTGGTCAACCAAGGCATCCCGCCGGGATCGGAAGCGTACCGCACGGCTATGCAAGAACAGGCGCAGCGCGAAAACGACCTTCTCACGCAAGCCTCGGTGCAGGGCATCAACCTTGATATGGCGGCTCGTCAGCAGGGCTTGGGAGAACAGCAGACGCTTGGCTCGTTTGCCAACCAAGCGGCCAACCAAATTTTCCAGAACCGCCTTGCACAGCAGCAGGCGCAAAACCAAGCGCAACAACAGGCGTTCGGTCAGCGCGTGCAGTCGGGCGAATTTGGCAACGCCGCGCAGATGGCGTACTTTGGCGCAGGGTTGCAGAACCAAGATGCCGCCAACCGCGCTATCGCGCAAAACTTCAACCAAGCGTTGCAGTCGCAGGCGATGGCAAACGCGGCATTGGGTCAAAACCAAGGCGCGGCACTCCAACAGCAGCAGGCGGCGAACGCGGCGCAACAGTTGGGCTTCGGTCAGCAGATGGACTTGAACGCGGCCCGCAATGCGGCAATCGCGGCCAACCAGCAGACCGGCTTGACGCAACAGCAAGCGTTTAATCAAGCGCAACTGCAAGCCTACAACCAAGCCTTGCAGAACGCGCAGTTCTTCAATACGGCGCAGGGCCAGTCGCTTGCACAACAGTTGCAGTTGCGTAACCAACCGCTTAACGAGATCGCCGCGCTTATGTCCGGCTCACAAGTGCAGATGCCGCAATTCCAAGGCTATACGGGCGCAAACGTGGCGGCGGCTCCGCTCTTTGGCGCAGCGCAAGCGCAAGGTAATTACGCGCAAAACCTCTACAACCAGCAAATGGGCGCATACAACAACAAAATGAGCGGGTTGTACGACCTTGCCGGAACCGGCGCAAAACTGATGTTCTCGGATCGTCGCCTTAAATCCAACATTGAACGAATTGGCACGCACCCGCTTGGCATCGGCATTTACGAATACGACATTGCCGGTCGCCGTGAACGTGGCGTAATGGCAGACGAAGTGCAGTCGGTCAAACCAGAAGCCGTCCATACCCACGAAAGCGGGTACAAGATGGTTAACTACGGGATGCTCTAATGTTGCAACCTTACCAATCGTTTGAAGGCGTATCGCAACAGTCTGGCCGTGGGCAGCGTCTTGCACAAATGTTGCAAAACCGCCCGTCCAGCAACTTTGCGAACAACGATCCGACTACTTTGCCGATGCAATACAACTTGCCGCAGGGCGCGGCAGACGGGTTTCCGGCAAAGCCGCAGATGGCGCGGCTGTTCCCGCCAAACCCGATAGCAAAGCAACCGATGCCGAAATCGCCGGGGATGTACAACCCGCAGGGCGGCGACTTTAAGGGTGACTACTATGGCGGTTAAATACTTCCAGACATTTCGTCCGTCTAGCCAGTACGAAGCGGCTGCGGCAGAAGCAGAACGCAGACAAGCCCTAGCCGACGCGTTGGCGCAACAGTCTTTCCAGCCTATTCAAGTAAATCCGGCTGGCCCCATGTCATATACGCAGGGCTTGGCAAAAATACTGCAAAGTTACGCGGCTAGCAGGGAAGAAAAGAAAGCAAAAGAAGCGCAGCGTAAAGCCGCAACGGAAATTGAGCGCGATGTAGCGGGCGTTGAACGCACCGGTCAGCAGTTGCGCGAAAGCCTTGAATCGGGCCGTAAGCCATTGACCGCTGCTGAAACCACGCCGGATGCAAGTGGCCTTGCAATGGTGCGTGGCCCGCTTGACCCCGTGCGCCTTGCGTCAACCAAGTATGGCCGTGAAGCGTTGGTCACCGATCCCGAACTGCTTGAGGCGTACAAGACTGCGCGTACCAAGCCCAAAATGCCCGCATTGACTGCGGAACAAATAATGACCCTTGATCCCGCAAGCCGCAGAGCGGTTCAAACGGCTATTCAAAGCGGTCAAGACGTTGATTACGGCGCGTTGAAACCAAGAAAAACAATTACCAAAGAAGTTGATTTTGGAAATAGGATATTGGTGCAATACAGCGACGGCAGTACAGAAGAAAAACCAAAAGGTGCTGCGCCGTCAGCAGAGCCAAAACAGTTGTATACGGTAAAAGTTAATGGCGTAGATACATATGTTCCGTATTCACAGGCCATTGGTAAACCGGCTGCAAAAGAATCTGGCGCAAAACCGTCAGAAGCAGAAAATCAAGCCTCGTATTTGACAAACCGTGTATTGAACGCGCAAAGGCAAATTAACCAAGTTATTGCACAATCTCCAGAAGCCTTGCGTCCCGGCAAAATGGAAGCGGCAGTATCGTCAATTCCCGTTGTTCGCGGGGCAACCGGCGCGGTTCAATCGCCGGAGCGTCAAATTGTTAGCGCGGCACAGTCCGATATGTTGGACGCGTTGCTTACGTTGGCGACGGGCATTTCGTATACCGAAGAACAGAAAGAAGCCAATAAAAAGTCGTATTTGCCGTCTATTACGGAAAACGATCAAGTTGCTGCGGCAAAATATGATCGGTTGTTGGGCGTTGTGGCGGGCGCAAAGGCTCGCGCTGGACGGGCATGGACTCCAGAGATGGATAAAGCCATGCAAGATGTATTGATTAACCCGTTTAAGAAAGAACAGGCAGCAGCCCCGCAAGGCGGGTTGTCTCCTGCCGAACAAGCAGAACTTGATGCGCTTCGTGCCAAGCGTGGGGGAAGAAACTGATGGCTCTTACTCCAGAAGAAGAACGCCGACTGCAAGAACTTGAAAGCAAATCAAGGGATTTGGCGCGTATTGCAGAACTTGAGCAACGCCAATCCATGAGGCACATGGTGTCTGCGCCTGCTTCTCCAGAAGAATCAGAAGAATTTAAGCAAGGCCGCAAAATTCCAACATGGGCGCAATTTGGGCTAAAGGCTGGCGATGTTCTTGGCATGGGGTTCCCGCAGCGCGTCATGTCGCCGCAAGGCCGAGATTTTGTGCAAGGCGCAAAAACGCAGTTTGAGGAACAAAACCCTGTTGCTTCGGCTTTTACAACGCTTGGATCATCATTGGCTAGCGGGTTTGGCGGCGCAAGTGTTCCTGTACGAGGCGCACAAGAATTGACCGCATTAGGGCGCATGGGCCGTGCCGCAATGACAGGCGGTACTCAAGGCGCAATTAGCGCAGCAGGGCAATCTCGCGCAACTACTCCGCGTGAATATGCAATAGACATATTGGAAGGCGCGGGAACAGGCGGTTTAATGGGCGGTGCTAGCGCAGGATTTGGCGCAACCGTTGGCCCGGTAATGACAAACGTTGGAGAACGTTTTAGCAAAAACGTTGCGCTAAATGAAGCGCAAAAACGCCTTGCTAGAGCCTTACGACGAGACGCTCCAGAAGGCATGGATTTTGAAACATATGTTCGCGCTCAAATGGGTGAATTAGGCCCAGAGGGGCGAATGTTTGATGTTGGCGAAAATACAAGAAAATTGGCAGACGTTCTTGCAACTATTCCCGGCACGGCAAGGAAAGAACTGCGAGATGTTGTTGAGCAGCGCGCCGCAACGCGAGGCGAACGGCTTGCATCTGCAGCAGAAGAAAATTTGGAAACGCAAGGAAAAAGATTTGCGTCAACTGTAGATGATTTAATGCGTATGCGCCAACAAGACGCATCTCCTTTGTATACGCAAGCATATTCCTTAAAAGTTACCGACCCGTCTGGAAAATTGGCAAATTTGGTTCGTCGCGCAGATGAAATTGGCGCAACCAAAATTGCGCGAGAAATTGCTGAAACTGACAAAGTTACTAAAGGGATGCCGGGATGGTCGCTTGATCCCAATAAAGTTAGTTCATTTGATTATAACGTTTCAGACCTTGACCGAATTAAGCAAGGTCTTGATGCGTTAATTGCAAAACAATATGACGCTGTAAAAGGCCAATATACTCCGCTTGGCCGAACGTACATTGATTTGCAAAATAAAATTCGCCAAGAAACTATACGTTTAACTTCTGATCCAAAAACAGGTAAGTCTGTTTATCAAGACGCGCTTGATGCGTTTTCTGGCCCAAGCGCAATGATGGATGCGGCAAATTCTGGACGTTCGGCGTTGCAAAGAACCGTATCAGCAGAATCGTTGCGTAAAGAATTGCAAAACATGACCGAATCAGAACGCGAGGCGTTTCGTGTTGGCGTGTTTGAAGCAATCCGAGACAAAGTTGGCGGTTCGTCTGCGGGCAGAACAGAAATTCTTAATTTGACGCAAAATTTTGTTCCGCGAGAAAAACTGGCTGTAATATTTGGTTCGCCAGAAAAATTTGAGCGGTTTTATAAAACTGCAATAGCAGAACGCACAATGCGAGAAGCCGAAAGCATTGGGCGCGGCTCGCAAACCGCTGGCCGAATAACCGAAATGGGTGAATTAGACGTTGCCCCAACGCTTGAAAGTATGTCAACGGCTGGAAACGTAGCGACGGGCAACATTCCTGCTGCCCTATCTACAGGCGCACAAATGTGGAACAGGGTGCAATTGCCGGAAAATACCCGCAACCAACTTGCGCGTTTGTTAATGCAACGCGGCCCACAAGCGCAAAATGAAGCGTTTAATATGATGGAAACGATTAGGCGCATGAACAAACAAAGGGCGCGACGAGCCGCATTGATTGGCTCGGCAAGTGCTGGCGCAACTTCGCAGGAGTAAACCATGAGTTTCAACGGTTCGGGTACATTCCAGATCAATACCGCAGGCCAGCCGGTCGTTACCGGCACGGTCATCTCTAGCACCGCCTTTAACGCCCTTACCGCTGACCTTGCGACGGGCTTATCTACTTGCATCACCAAGGACGGTCAGACCACGCCCTCGGCTAACATCCCGATGGGCGGGTTTAAGATCACCAACCTTGCCAACGGCACAAACGCCACGGATGCGGTCAATTTCAGCCAGTTGCAGAGCAGCGCGGCCAAGTACCTTACGGTATCCGGCACGGACACCATCACCGCTGGATTGACTCCTGCGTTGACCGTATACACGACGGGCGACACGTTCTCGTTTGTGGTTGCCAATACCAACACCACGGCGGTCACGATCAACATTGACTCGCTTGGCGCAAAGGCCATTACCCGTGACGGCTCAAC